TGATAATTGATAGTTATCATCTTTAGTGAATTAAAATATAAATTAAACATATTTTTAACTTATTTTTCATTAATATGTTTTATTATTTCTAAAAGCTTCTTGAAAATAAATTAATTATTTCGTTTAATTTAGAAAAATTTTAAAGGCGTTAAAATTCATATTATATTTCCTTTTAAATATTATAGGAATGAGTCTAGAACTTAAAAAATTTGATATGAAAAATATTCAATTTAAAGCAACTGAAAATAAAGGTCCTGTTATTGTTTTGATTGGTAAACGTGATACCGGTAAATCATTTTTAGTTAGAGATTTATTATATTATCAGCAAGAAATTCCTATTGGAACTGTTATTTCAGGAACAGAAGAGGGTAATGGATTTTATGGGAAAATGGTTCCTCGATTATTCATTCATAATGAATACAATTCAGCCATTATTGAAAATATATTAAAACGCCAAAGAACAGTATTAAATCAAGTGAAAAAAGAAGTTGAAATGTATAAAAGATCATCGATTGATCCTAGAGCATTTGTTATTTTAGATGATTGTTTATATGATAATACATGGTCTCGCGATAAATTAATGCGTCTCCTCTTCATGAACGGCCGTCATTGGAAGGTCATGTTAGTCATCACAATGCAATATCCTTTAGGTATTCCTCCCACACTGAGAACCAACATAGATTATGTTTTTATTTTGAGAGAAAATTACATTGCAAATAGAAAAAGAATATATGATAATTATGCTGGTATGTTTCCAACATTTGAGTCTTTTTGTCAAGTAATGGACCAGTGTACTGAAAATTATGAGTGTCTTGTAATTAATAATAATTCGAAATCTAATAAATTACAAGACCAAGTTTTTTGGTATAAAGCTGATAATCACAACGATTTCCGTCTTGGTTCTAAAGAATTCTGGGAATTATCTAAGGGATTACCAGACGACCATCAAGAAGAACAATATGACCCATCTAAGACAAAAAAGAGGGGTGCTGGACCTAAAATTAGTGTTAAAAAGACTACTAAGTGGTAAATTTAGTCTTATTTTCACTTTTAAAAACAAAACCAAAATTATTAATAACAACTTAAAGACTATGTTATTATTAATGTATAATTATAATGGAACAATTAGATATTGTTAAATTGATTGAGGAGAATCCAATAACTAAGTTATCAAACGATTATAATTTAAAATTATTAACAAAAATTAAAGCTAATTTTTCGGATTTTGAACAACAATTATTTTTATCAAGTTTTTATTGTTATTTGAATTGTGACCAAGTAAAAGATTTTGTTATCGACTTAGATAATGTATGGAAATGGTTAGATTTTTCAACCAAACAAAAAGCATTGAGAATACTTGAAAAATATTTTATTATAAATATAGATTATATTAAAACAAACTTGCTTAACCAATTGGTTAAGCAAAATGATAAAACGCATGGAGGTCATAATAAAGAAATATTTATGTTAAGTATTGAAACATTTAAAAAATTTTGTCTGAAAGCAGGAACAAAAAAAGCAGACGACATACACAATTATTACATAAAACTAGAAAAAATGATACAGGAAACTATTAATGAAGAAAATAATGAATTAAAATTACAATTACAAAACAAAAATATTATTATCAATGAAAAACAAAAAGAGGTCGAACAAGCATTAATTAGTCAATTTCCTGTAAATACTGAATGTGTTTATTTTGGAACAATTGATAACTTGAATGAAAATGGAGAGAAATTAATTAAATTCGGACATACAAATGATTTGTCAAATAGGATATCATATCATCATAAACATTATAACAATTTTTTCCTAAAAAATGCATTCAGAGTTCAGAACAAAGTTGAAATTGAAAATCTCATTAAAATTCATCCAAAAATTAAACCGCAACTAAGGAATATTAAAATTAATGATAAAAATAAAACTGAAATTATCGCATACAATGATAGTTTTACTGTTGATAAATTAACCAAAATCATAAAAGAAATTATACAAACAAAGATTTATAGTATTGAGAACTTTAATAAACTTACAAAACGAAACAATGAGTTAGAATGTGAAAATCATTTGTTATGCGAAAAAATAAATTTACTTGAAAAAACAAACTTGGAACAAACTCTTGAAATTAACAATTTGAGAGAAAAATTTGACAAGCAACAACAAATTATTGATTCTATTAAGACTAATGAAATTTCTGTTTATCAAAATGTTTTATTGCCAGAAGACGAAATAAATAAAAAGTTTAATCAATTTGTAAACGAAATTTGCATAGTTAGACCAGATGTTGAAGATTTATCTGTCAATTTGGAAGGAAGATATAGACTATGGAGCAAAGTAAAACCAACCAAAGAAATGTTTCATGCTCTAAAAAATTATTTAGACACCAGATTCAAACCAAAACGAATTAATAGAAATCACGGATATATTGGAATTAAATTAAAATCAGTTGAATATAAAAAAACATTTAATAATTTAGATGTGGAAACTTTTATTTTTCATGCATGCGAATTTTCTGATTGCGGAAAGATATTGAACTCAACATTGTTAAAAGAATATCAAAAATGGAAAAATAGTGTTAACAAAGAATTATCAGATAATGATATTAAAGAAATCAAAACTTATCTGAATGAATGCCCATATACATTAAAAGCTACTGTTTGGGTCGATGGTGAATCTAATGAAGGTTATTATGGAATTTCATTGAAACAACCATATATTCAAAAGGAAAAAATATCATCATCAACTGGCAAAAAAGTATACAAAAGAGAAAATGACACCAATACATTATTAGCAACATGGGAGACGATAGCCAAAGCGGCAGAAATGGAAGGAATTTCTTCTTCTAAGATGAGTAGATATATAAAAAATAAAAATATAATAAATGACTATTATTATAGTATTATTTAATAATCATCAAATGAAATAGTTACAGGGTATTTTATTAAACAATAATCACTCCAATTTTATATTTTACACGTGTATCCAAATATTTATCACAAGTAGAAATAATATAACAAATTTTCATATTTGTAATATTATTTAATATATTTCTAATATTATTTAATTTTTAAATACTAATTAACGAATTTTATTTTTTAGCAAATGGTCCTGATTTTAGTTGGCTTTGACCATTATCGCTCTTTCCAACAACAATATTTTCACCTTCAAACAACTCCTTACAAATATCGGCTGTTGAAATATTTTCTTGTTCACCTAACGCAACCTCTTGAGTACTAGAATTATTAACACCAATTAAGTTGCCTTTTTCATCGATAGTTTGAGATAAAGTATTACCAGACTTTTCAGCATTCTTAATATTTTCCTCAATAGCCTTTTGCTTAGTTTCTTTGATGCGTTGTTCAAAAGCGGACTTAGCATTATCTTCATTCTTTTGTTTTTCATGCATCAATTGATTCAATTCCTCTTCCATATATTCAACACGACCTGTCTTATATGCTTCAGGATCCCAAGGCATCCACATACCAACAGGACCAACCATAATATCATGATTAGAATCAATTTCTCTCAACATTTTACATCTCAATTCAGCTTCTTCTTGAGTAGGGTAGACACCTCTAATTTTTAAACCTCTTGTGTTTGTTTGAAAGGTATTTTCAATGTCAAACTTTTTCTGAATTTTATTTTCGTTATTGTCTAAATATGTTTTATAATCATCAGCCAAGTTAGAATTTGTTAGATTACTTTTTTCTTCTTGAACAAACTCTTTAAAATCATTACTTAAGTCTTCAAATGATATATTATATTTAAAAGATGTGAAGTTAACAAATTGTAGAAATTTTTCCATAGACTTATTAAATTCCCAGTTCTTTAGGAATTCTTCAAAAAAGAAAATCTCTTTTTGTTTTAAAATTTTTTCAGGAGAACAAAAAGACATACATACAAATTTTTGATTAGCAATAGGTTTGTCTTCTTCTAACAAATCAATATATTTAGGATTTTCTTTTCCATCTTTTGTTTTTCTCTCAAAACCTTTTTTACTGGAATGTTTAGATTTAGAATTATCCATTTATATAATTTATTTATTTAATTATTTAAGTTTTTATCGCAATAAATTATTTTTTCTTAACATTTAATATAATGAACGGTTTAATAAACGTAGGTGAACTTGTTAAAAGAGTTATCAAATATCTCGTTGAAGGTTTAATGGTTGCTATTGCTGCTTATGCTATTCCTAAACGTTCCTTGAATATTGAGGAAATTGTATTGATTGCTTTAACTGCTGCTGCTACATTTAGCATTCTTGATACATATGTTCCATCTATGGGAGCAACTGCTAGATCTGGTGCTGGATTTGGTATCGGTGCCAATTTAGTAAAATTCCCTGGTGGATTTTAAATCCTATAATATATTTTAAATCTAATAATAATATATTATGGTAAAACTATCGTGTAAAAAATCAAAGAAAACAATTCGAAAATCTTATAGAAAAAAGCCTAATAAAGTGAGACGAACTTATAGAAAAATGGTTGGCGGAACATTTACACCAGAAGAAAATCAACAATTATTATCTTTAGGGTTTACACAAAATGATATTCAAATTTTATCTAACCGAGACATTGGAATTAACGTTATTCAAATAAGTTTAAATCAAATAAACCCAGATTCAGGTGTTAATTTTACGCCACAGGAAATAATTCATGACATTCAAAATAATGAATTACATGATTTGGATATATCAACTATCACTGATTCACCAGGTTATTCACAAGATCCTTCTTCACCAAGTCCTTCTTCACCAAGTCCTTCTTCACCAAGTCCTTCTTCACCAAGTCCTTCTTCACCAAG